TGAAGCATCCCCTGTAAGAGTTATAGTACGTGGAGTAGCCCATTTAGTAGCTGTATCAGCATTTCCTGTAAGGTCTCCAGTTACATTACCAGTTACATTTCCTGTAAGGTCTCCAGTTACATTACCAGTAAGATCTCCAATAAAGCTACCTGTAACAGTGCCATCACCTAAAACTGAGAATGTTACTCCTGAGTTGTTTCCTCCATACAACAAACCGTTAGGGCCGCAAATATCTAACCAAGCATCATTATCCGTACCCCAAGCAGCAGAAGTAGAGTAAATAAATGTTGCAGCAGTGCCATTCTGAGCGCCTGCAAAAATACCTCTAGTAGTAGCATCTGTACCAGTAGCTATAAAAGTTCCTGTTATACAAGTAGAGTTATCTGCACTGGCTACATATAAAGCAGTATCCCAGCCAGTATTTCCTATTTGAACTCCTCCCTCTACGAGACTAACTACGTGAGTACCATCATTGAAAGTACTTGGAGTCAAAGTTGGCAGCCCTAAAGAATCATCTTGAATATTCGATCCGTCAATAGTGCTAAAGTTAAATGACCCCGCTCCATTGGTAGTAAGTACTTGACCATTTGTACCATCAGCAGCTACGTCTGTTAAATCTAGTAAACTAATTGGACCACTTAGTCCTGAAACATAAGTTACTCCATTAGATACTATATTTACTATGTCATTCACTTCAGTACCACTGGATAAAACTACTGTGGTTCCGTCTGTAGCAGTATATTCTGAAGGATCTAACAGTACACCATTTAAATATACTTCTAAAAAGCCTACTTCATAATCTGCTGTAAAGCTAGTTTGTCCTTGAGTTGTAGTAAAGGAAGATCTCTCGTATTGAGTCCCACCCGCAGGAACTATAGTTTGAAAACTAAATGATCCCGCTCCGTCAGTCGATAAAACTTGACCTTCTGTGCCGTCACCAACTACATCTGATAGTGTAAGTAGGCTGTTTGCTCCATCTTTTAGAAAACCAATCCTAAGATCTTTAGTACGTTGTTTATCAGCGTTATCTTCGTCTAATCCTTCTATAACTGTTACGGTAAACTCTAAATCAGTAGTATCAAAAGTATCTACTTTGTCTAAAGTTAATACATAACTAGTTGTGCCAGAATTGGCAGGCGAAAATACCGTTTCTGCTGTTTGTGATATATCAGTATTATCAAATCCTGTTCCTGTAATTTTAAACTTAGGCTCTGAGTATCCTTCTGCATCTACAGTAAGAATCAAATTCGTATAAGCAGTAATAAGTGTGTTTCCGCCAGTAAACCTAAGTATACTAGGGGAGGAGCTAAAAGTTACAACTTTTACTGATTCTGGAGTTTCTACAGTTAAATTTACAGGGTAGTATCGAAAAACTCCATTATTATGTTGTATGGATGCAAAAACACAGTCATTACTAGGGTCAAAGCTAAACTGGCTAACAGAGTGTGTTGAATCTACTACAGCGGTAGCAATTGTTATCTCTAGCTGTAGCTCTGTGTCTGAAGATATATAAGCAACCCTACCTGCTTGAGCAGAGTTAAACTTTATAATATCCCCAACTGTATAATGTGCCAAGAAATTTGTGTCTGTACCAGCCACAACGTTACTTCCCGGAGTCACAGAGACTGTACCTGGTTGAGTAACAAAGTTACTTTCAGCAGTACTACTACCGTCCCCTACGTCATAAAAATAGGCTAATCCAAGATTCGGATCTTGATAATATCTTATTAATTTAAAGGGATCGTCCAAATCACTTGCATCAAAAAATACATAACGTGCCGCTAGTTGCTTATCAAATTCAGTAGGTAAACTTGAAAAATCTACTGAAGGAATCCCGCTACAGTCTTGTGTTTGTAAATCAGGAAAAGAGCCACTTGTGTTATCCTCCAAAAACGTACGAAAACGAGCACTGATAGGAGTAAAGTTAAACAAACTATCTCTAAATTTAAATATTCCTGCTGCTGTAACGAAAGGGGGAGAAGAAACTGTCGCTCCTAAAGGCATTTCAAATACTGCAGGAACGGAGGTATCTGTAGTTGTTTCTTGCACGACAAAAGAAACGACTACAGGTATAGAGCTAGTACCATAGGTGCTAAGAGTTCTTATACTAAAGTAGTACTCTCCCGGAGCAACGTTGTCAAAACGAGGCAACTTATTTATAGCGGAACTTACTTTAACAGGGCTCGACTGATTATGTATATTATGGTAAACTTCATACGCACCAACATGGGCGTAGGCAGATCCGTCCTCATTTAAGGGCACATCCCAAAATAGTTCTACACTACTACTATCTTTTCTAGCAAAAGGACTTACTACAGAGGGAACTATATCTGTTACTTTTGGTATGGGGAAAATCGGATCATCTATAGAGAGTACAAAGTCCGAATCTATACTTTCAAATTTCTCGTTATAATGCTCTACAGCCGTAATAGAGTATTCGTTTTTCGAAGTTTCTGAAATACCAAGTATTCTATAAAGTTTTGCAGAACCTTGAACGGACAAACCTTCTGAGGAAGTCTCTTTTATAACCCAAATAGTCTGAGCATTGGGGATACTAGAAAATGCTGGACTGACTGTTAAAGAAGAAATTCCTGAGCCTGAGAAAGTTTCAATAGGTTGTGACTCTACATGAGTATGAGGCTTCCAAGAAGCTAATACTGGTTCTCCCGAATCATCTAATAAATTTAGAGAGTCCTCTTCAGTTGTTACTCCCAAGATAAGTTCGCTGCGGCTATATTCAACTCCTCCAATAATAGCAGATGCCTGAGTTAAAAAAGCTGCTCCCGACTCTAAAAGAATGCTAAGCTCGTAAGTGGAACCTTCCTTAAGTTCTATAGACCTGTCCAAAGGTACTTCTGTAGTATTACGAGTGCCTGTAGAGCTAACTCTTCCGCTATACTGTACTTGAGCAGGATTTCTAGAAGAATCCTGTATATTAATTACATCTCCAGGACTTAGAAAAGCTGCATTTATTGCAGTAGAAAAAGATACTATTTCCGTCTGATTTTTAGCAGTCCATAACTTCCATCTTCCGTATCTAAGTGCTTGTCCTTCTGATGTAGTTCCAAATGCAGAGGCTTCCTCTACCACTAACTTACCTGTATTAATTATGTGGTCTCTATCTTCAACAATTAAGTTTTCTAGAGCATAATTAGCCTCAGGATTATTCCATGTTACAATTGCTTGGTTAGAACGAGTCTTATTACCTGTAGACTCATAATCAAATTTCCCTTGAATAACATTTGCGGCGCTAAAGTTATAGACAGGATCAGAGGCTTGGTCAATTACGCTAAGAATCTTCCCGTCTATCCAATATATCATACCTCTAAATATTGTAGCAATATCTTTTAAAATTTTGTAAGCATCGGTAGCTTTTGTAATATACAAGTTGGCAGTATAGCGAGGCTCAAAACCCCCATTACCAGCTGGAACTAGCTCGTCACAATAGCGAGCAACTCGATATAAAGCGTATATATCTACATCGGCAGGATCTATCCAAGTGCCTACTCCATACCTATTATTAGTTATAATATCATAAAAAATCCAGGCAGGATTATTAGTATAAACTTTTGTAGGGCGAAAAGCTCCATCCCAATCTTGGTAAGTTTCAGCAATTGCGCCATCAATAGGGCTTCTATTATAGTTGGCAACCCCTGTTAAGGATTCATCTCTAGTAACATAGTTTGATGGTACAGATACTTTTAACCCTTTAGCATGGTAAGTAATTTTGGGGGTACTCTGGAATCTCTCAGTATTTACTATGACTTTTGCCATAGCTGTGAGAGGGTAAGACATCCTTTCTTTTATCAGCCCAGTAACAATACTTATAGAGGAACCACTTTGGCTTACATAACCAACATCTTTATACACAGTAGTATTTTCAGCATAAGCTTTATTAGTGTCTGTCAGGCGAGTAATTATTAACTTAAAGTCTTTAAAAGGTTTATACTGCTGTAGTTCAATATCTAATGAATAGTTAATTGCAGAAGTACTAGAGTAGCTATGGCTTAATCTACTGGAAAGTAGTGGAGCATCAAAAGTAGTGCCATCTTTAGAAAATGAAAGAGAGTAGTCATACTGTACATTTGCATTTACTCGCTCACCATTAGGGCCTTGGTTTTCTAGTCCATTGGGATAAGCTATTATAGCTCTTATTTCGTCTACTTCTTCCGCTTGAGCCGTAGATAAATTGAACCCTCCAGCTTGAGTACCTTGAAGCTCTACTGTTTGAGTTCCAGATTCTCCTGGCCCTACTAGAGTTAGATTCACAGCATTAGATACTGCTTCATTGCCCATTCCTGTACCCGCCCTATCTTTAAAGGGGCGTTCTACAAGTTCTCCTTTTTTGAATTCATAGGCAAACTTAAAAGTCTTGCTAGTATCTACAGTTTTGGAGTAGTTTCCTGTAAGATCACATTTATATGTTCCATCGGGAGCAGGCCAAGCTTCTGCTAAAGTTATAGAGTTATTGTTAACACTATCTACCCCCGACACCTTAAACTGAACATCTATAACTATAGTGTGATCTCCATCCAAGTATAAGGAGTTATAAGTACTTGTAGATATAGGAGTAACGTAAGCTACTGTAGCCGAATCTATTTTTTCAATCCAACCTTCAAATACAGTAAAGCCAGCACTGTTAACAACTCTAACTGCTGCTGCTGCTGTAGGATTATCAAATGAGTATATGTAGTCGTCTAAAAATAAGTCCGAAGTTGTAGTTATTTTTATACCTAAAGAACTTCCTTGGGACCATTTTTCAGTGGCTCCAGGAGCATTTTGGTAATCTCTTACAATAAGAGTTCTACCTGCTCCATTAACAGGCAAGGTAATAGGCACTGCTTTGTTTAGAGTAACTTGGGTAGAACCATTAGTAAACTCAAAATTAACAGCAGTATCTGAGAGTCTTATAGTACTTGTAGCAGGATCTTCTCCCGCATCATCATTTAAATATATTGAGGAGCCACCACTTACTAAACCTTGAATGGGCCCCTCAGAGATCACATCTGTAAAGAGTATTGTTTGTACATTAGAGAATCCCGCAGTGTCCACGCCCCAGTTCTCTTTCTTCTCTAGAGATCTTTGTACTTGGTCTCCAGTTAGCTCTTTACCGTTAAGGTCTCTTTCGTCTGTATAGTCCCAACTATCTACAGGAGCATATGCGTATGTAGGACGAGGAGGGACATAGTTGCCCGCCATTACTTCGAAAGATACAGGGTATCCCGGAACACGGAGTTCTCCATATAAAAGAGGAATCGGGTCTCCCTCTACAACATTATTTCGTGAACCATTAAATAAGTAGCCTTCGGGCTCGTCGGAGTCAGTTGCAGGATCTGGGGCCATAAGCTGCTGAATTCCAGTCATGGCTAGATTTAGTGCTATGCTGCTCGCAATAAGGCCAGGAGTAGTTAACGCACCTCCTGATATAAAAAAGCCTCCTGGATTCATTATAATGACTGCTGCTATGAGGACGGCAGCAAGAATTTTTTGCCCTCCGGACTTAGATCCTCCAACAACTGGAGTAATAACAATATCTCCGTTTCTCAACGGAAGAAGTAAGTCTGAAGGAGTAGAAATATCCTCTCCTTGAACTTGGATAGAAAAGCCAATGTCTTCTTCTATACAGTCAATAAGATATTTTTTAAATTCTGGGCGATTTGATGCTATAAGGCGAAGTGCGTCCTGAACGCTTTCTCCTGAAAAGTTAAATTGCTGACCAAATTTATGGCCTAGCTCGCCTTCTAAATATATTTTACGCTTCATATCTATAAATTCCAGTTAAGTGCTTCTTCCACATTGGGTACATATTTTCTCTGCAGGATAGTCTGTGCACTGCGTGATGAAAGAAAATATCATTGCCTAAATAAACCCCACAATGATTGCCTACAGAGGCTCCTATTGAGAATATTAATAAGTCGTTTACTTTTAAGTCTGTTACCTTACTGAAGCCCCACTCTTTTATGTGTTCTTCGGTAAAGTAGTCTTCTCCGACTTCCCACCAATCATCTAAGTAAGGTAGTCTTTTTTGTAATTCTATTCCAATACTGCTATAGTGATCTCGCGCAGCTTCTAAACAGTCAAACTTTCCAAAGTCATACTCTCTACCTACTAGAGGATTGAACGTAACTCTAGGCTGTAAAGTATGTAGCTCCATTTGGGGAAAGCTAAATATGTAATAAGGAATACCCAAAGCATTGCAGTACTTTATATCATTTTCACTAGGCAGAGCTTCTCCATCGGGATGGCTATGTACAATTGCTATTATATCGGCAGCTTTTCTTACTTCTATAAATTCTTTGGGATCAAGTATAAAGTCGTCTTCCCCTTCTGCAACATTAGTGCATGGGTACCACTTCTTTTTCCCCTTTACTACTGCTATTATGCCACATCCTTCTCTGGGGTATTCTTTTTCAAAGTGATCTCGTATTTCTTCTATCATCTAAACTTTTTACTTCCTGAGAAAGCCCCGAAAGGTAGAGGTTGATTAGTAAGCTTTTCCACTGAAGGAATGGAGTTACTCGAAGCAAGAGAGTTAGGCTTGAACTGAAATCGGGCTTTGCAAGAGGACAACTTCTTGCCACATACGTCGCCTCGTAGCCAGTATCTTGAGTTAGCTTCGGGAGTATTTCCAGTATTTGCTAAGACACACTTCCACACAGTATCTGAATGCAAAACAAAGTTATCTACCACATAAGAGTCGTTTTCGTCCCAAGTCACATATCCCTTAACTCCAGTATGCCCCAAAGCCGTAGTAGCTGCTACATCTGCTTCAGGTACAATAGGCTCGTCATCTTGTGTAAAAAATGCTTTATGAGTATTAACGCCCCCAGAAGCGTTTGCAGTCTGAATTTCGCTATTTAAAGCCCAAGTGCATCCACCTCCGACCCCTCCGAAGTGCCCTTGGTAAATCCAAGAGCAGTATTTTCCCACCAAAGTTCTTCGTGGTATTGTTATACCTGATAAATCAAAAGGAGCAGACAGTTCAAAAGTAACTGCTACACTATTTTCAGAGGAAACTCTATCCAATATATACTTTTTAGAGGGGAACTCTACAGGTGGCGTAGTATCTCCGGTTTCCCCTACTAAGTACTTCTTTAGAGTTTGTCGTCTAACTATGGTTTTACCTACCAAGTCTTCGTTACTTAGGCCACCTAAAGAATCCGAAAAGCTACTTAAAACATTCGCTACACTAAGAGAAGGACGATTTGATGCTCCATCTGAAGAAGCTTCTATCCCATCCATCATTATAGGAAAAGCTGTATACTCTCTAACAGTATATGGAGAAAGCTTATCTCTAAACTCAATTGTAGTCAGATCTTCCTCGACTCCTGAATGCATATATATTACAGTACTTCCAAGATCAAGCTCAAAAAGTTCTATTAAGGCACTTCCAGGATCTTGAGTTTGTACGGATTCGATTAATTCACTCATGGTTCATACACTCTTCTAAACATTGCTGTACACCCGTAGAAGTCACCATAAGTATAGTTTTGGTTATATTGTTCACAAACTACTTTAACAGTGCTTTCTCCAGAGTTATTTGAGTCAGGAATTGTAAATTCGAAAGAAGTGACTCCATTCTTAGAAGCAAGAAATGCAGTTATATCGTCTATCTCTTCTTTAGTGCGATTATTAAACGCAATACTGTACTCTTCCTGAATATTATTAATACCATCTGCCAGTCTTTGCTCGTACCCATCTCCAAAGGTGGCTTTTAGCACACGAGGGGATGAAGTACGATTTAAATTTTTATCTGGACGAGCCACTGAGACCCCGTCCAGCAGTAAGAAACCTATTGCCATTATGCTACTCCATAGGGGCTTAATATGCCGCCTGAACGTTTCTGATTTTGAAGCTCTTTCTGCACTGCTTTTGCAATTAGGTTACCCATGTTACCGGCCTCTGCAGAGCTTTGTTCCGTATTAGTAGAGGCATTCCCGTTTGAGTCTATTGCTACGTTTACAGTAACATTGTTGTTTTGACCCACGCTTCCACTCATATCTACTGGAATGGATCTTCCATTAGGTAGAGGCACTACTGCTTCTGTTCCATGAAGAACGGCAGGGTACCCTGTCTTAGACCCACTCGCAATACCTCCCGTAGCGTATCCAGACATCTTCTTTCCTTGAGAGAATACTCCTCCAGTTGCTGCCCCTGTAATTCCAGGCAAGGTAAACCCGGGAGTACTGGTGGGCCCTAGCCCTGAACCTGCGCTCAAAGCAGACGTATTTATAGCAGGACCACCTCCCCCAAAGAATCCTAAAGAAGATTGAATTATTTTTGCTACCAGCATTTGCGATATGATATCAGATAAAGACTTAAGAACATTCATTGCCATATTTCTAAAGGCATCTTTTACAGAAGCAGTTCCTTGTATAATAGAGCTAAAAGCCTCTGAAAATCCACTGGCAAAATTAGTTTGTATATCTAATAATAGTACATTAGTGTCCGACAGCTGCTCGTTTGCAAATTTTAACTTATCCACTTCTTCTACTGCATTTGCTATTGCAACACTTTGCTGTTCAGTTATTATACCTAAACGAGCTCCCAAAGTATCGGCACTTAGCTGCCTTTGTGCCTCAGTAGCAGAGGCTAAAGCTAATAAAGTTTCTTTTTCTCCTTCCCTTAGGCCATCTGCTTCTGCTCTATTTCTAAGCTCTAATTCTGAAACACGTAACTTTGCATCCAACAGAACAAATTCCATAGATACCATTTGACGCTTCATGTCTGCTTCTGCAGTCAGTTGCGCAATCTTAGACTTCAACAAGCCGGATTCTAAATCATACGCATTTTGAGCATTTCTCTCCTGCTTGTCTAAGAAGGCGAAAGGTTCGGTAGACTCTCTACGCTCTTGCCTTGCCATGCGTATCTTAGATAAAGCTATTCGAGCGTCTAAACTTTGCTTATCTAAATCTACTTGAGTCTTTAAAATATTTAAGTACTCTTTGGCCTGGGACATAACTTCAGAACTTAGACGAATTTGCTTTATTTCTCTTGAGGTTTGTAGAATTCTTCCTAAATAGTCACCTTCTTGCCTTGTAGTTTCTAAGCGTGCTTTGTCTAATACTATTTTCTGCTCCAAAAGCTCTATTTCTCTATTTCTTGCGTTATTTTCTTCTTCGCTTAGCTCTGTTAGCTCTGTTAAATTATCTATTCTATTCTGTTTTGCTGTTATTTCTGCCTCTGCTCTTAATATGTCATACGCTACATTTATAATACCGTTGTAAGAGCTTTCTAGGTTTCGTAATTGATTTTCTTGCGCTGTATCAAGAGCAATTGATGCTAATTTTGCCGCGTTTATCTCTTTTTCAAATGCCACCATTAACTTTTTAGTCGCACTAAGCTTTCTAAGAGACTTTAACTGCTCGTCTGTAATTCTTATCCCGCTGTTGGCTTGTTCATTAAGATTATCTATTGCAAGTTGAATATTGCGCACCCCAATGTCTCCTTGAGATAAAGGCGCAAGGCTGCGAACCCAATCGCTACTAGCTGCTTCTGCTTCTGCAATAAGTCTGGTACTCTGCTTTATAAGATTACCTCTCTCCTGAAAGGTATTTCTAATCGCCTGAGCCTCTTGTTCAGTAGCATTTGCGGTACCGTTCAAAACCGCTAGATAGTCGAGGGCAAACTTAGGTTTCATACCTGTTAGTCTTATTACTTGATTAATAGCATTAATTTCATCATCTATAAACTTTTTTGCCTCTTTGTTAGTGTCTAGCTCTGCTTTATTACGTACTAGAGCATTGTTGAACTCTCTTCTCGTACTTCTGCTCATATTGTCCTGGTTAGCTGCTGCCAACCTAACAATTTTGTTTCGTTTCTGCAAGAGTTTATTGTATTCCTTTGACATTTTAAGCGTAGAAGAAAACTCATCAGAACTTAACATAGACGATTTAGTAGCTACATTTGAGAATACTTCGTTAGATCTTCCTGCTTTAATAAGCTTTTCTTGAGTTTCACCAAATTTTTCGTACTCTTTATTTAAATCAGCTAAGCGACTTCTAGTAGGCTCTAAAGAATCTGCAGATTCTTCTGCATCTTTCTTAAACCACCCCATATAATTTGAAAGAAGTTGAAATCCTGTAACTGCAATTGCAAACCAGCCAAAAGCACCTAGAAGTCTTGTGCCCCATGTAAGTATAAATGCACTGGTGCGAGCAATGACCGCAGCTATTGTAGCATATGCGGCTGAGATAGTTGCAGCAGCTCTTTGAGTTGTCGCTACTTTACCGGCCTCGGCTACTTCCAACTGCTTCATAGCAATCTGGAAGTCCCGAACTATCTTAATATCCATACCTTTAAAGATGCCAGCAATTATTATACCGTGCTCATTAACATTCTTTTCCGCTGCTTTTAGTGCTCTTTTAAGAGTAGCACGAGCTTGAGGAGTCATTATCCCACCGCTTGCAAATTGTTGGAGTATTTTTGATTGACTGCCTGCAGCGAGTGCTGCTGCTGCTTGCTCTCGCACTGCTGCTGTGGTGGATTGTATAGTTAAGCGAGTTGCTCTATACGCCTCTTGGGCTTTTACGGCTGCAGCTACTTGTTCCTTAGCATTTAACCGTGCTTGAGAAGCCATGTCCTTAAAGCTAACCCCCATAGCAGCTAACGGCCCCTTTAAGAGAAGTCCAAAAGACGCTATCGCTAGTCCTGGGGTATCTGTAAGTACTTTTGCTAAAGGCCCAACTATCTGATCTGCTAATAGCTTGGCTTTTATTAAAATATCGTCAAAAGCTTTGCCGAGCTGATTATAGGGATTTACTACGCCCTCTGGAGCTAATGCAGCTACTCGGCTTGCTTCTTGGAGTACTTTATTTGCAACTGCTTGACTCTTTTCAAATTGGGTTAATTCATTTGCACTCTTTCCAATTGTACGCGCATATTCTTCTTGAGCATCTTTTAAACGTAAAATAATACCTAATTCGTCAAGTAGTTCTGGTTCTGCTTTTGTAACGCCTCGTACAAGACGATTAAATGAGTCTGTAACATCTCTACCTAACGTAACAGACAAGTCACTGGCAGCTTTACCTAAAGATTTTAGCTGTCCAGGACTTAACCCTGCAGCAGTACCAATTGCGGCTGCTTGTGAAGCGTCTTGAAAGTTAATAGTAGCATTAGTAGCAGATACAATATCGTTTGCAAGAACTTTCATCGCTAAGCCTGTATTTGAGGCATAAGATTGTTGACTTGCTTCAAGTACTTTGAGGTCTCCTGCAGATTTTAGAAAGTTAAATGCAGCAGAAATAGCAAAAGTCTGTGCAGCAAGAGCTGCATAGGCGCCGACGAGTCCACCCATGCCTTGAGACATTTTGGAAAAGTTTTTAGAAGCATTAGAAGAAGCGCCTGCGACACCTTTAATATTTCGGTCAGCGGTACTTGAACCTTTCGCAACTTTATCTAAACTTTTAGATGCTTTATCAGCACTATTAGATACTTTCTTTAAACTGCCTTTATCATCAACCTCTAAGTCTACGGATATTTTATTCTTTGCCATTAGCCAGTCACATTATGGGTGTAGTTTTTACCACTTCCACCGCTTTTAGCTTTACGCTCTTCTTGCTTTCTACGTCTTTCTGCTTCTTCAGCTCTATAATTCATTAAAATTCGTTCGTAAACTTTCATCAAATATATAGTAGTTTTTTGGTCTTCT